ATCTATACAAGTTCCAGTTGGAATATAAAAAAAAATGAATTAATCATTTTTACTGACTCTGGAAGACTTTGCAGGCCTATTTTTTATGTAAAAGGTAAGGAGCCAAGTTTTAAGCGCAAACAAATATTAGAAAAAATAAACAATAATAAATTCTCTTGGAGTAATTTAATATCTGGATTTGCTGGGAAAAAAATAAAGGAATATGACGTTAATTCTTGTAATATATACGATATAAAAGAGTTATACGATACTGATAATTTTGAAGATTTGGAAGCAACTGAAGGTATTATTGATTATATAGACACTGCAGAGGAAGAAACCGCTTTAATATCATCTGAATATGATTTTGATGAGAAGAAACCATACACTCACGTAGAAATTCACCCATCGTTGTTATTAGGGGTTATGGGTAATCAAATTGTATTTCCGGAAAATAATCAATTGCCCAGAGATTTGTTTTTCTGTGGACAGGCTAAACAAGCAGTTTCACTATACAGTTCCAACTTTTTTTCAAGAATTGATAAAATGGGTGTAGTATTAAACAGTGGTCAAACACCAATAGTAAAAAGCAGATATTTACAATTTATTAATAACGAACAACATCCATATGGTGAAAATGTAATTGTCGCTATTATGGTTTATGGAGGATATAATGTAGAAGATTCTATATTGTTTAACGAAGGGTCACTTAAGAGAGGGTTGTTTAGAACCACATATTATAACATGTATGAATCTAGAGAGGAAAGTTCAAAAATAGGTGAGAATTCTGTCGATTCACACTTTCAAAACATCGAAGAAACTAATATGGATGGAGTAAAACATGGATATGATTATAGTAACTTAGATAAATATGGTTTAATTAAAGAAAATACACCAATGGATGATAAGAAAGTTGTTATTGGAAAAACTCAAACAAATTTAATGAATCCTGATCAACCAAGAGATGCGTCAGTATATCCAAAAAAGGGACAACTAGGGTTCGTTGATAAAACATTTATGACCGAAGACGAAGAAGGATTCAGACTAGCCAAGGTACGGATCAGAGAGGAACGTGTTCCAGCAATAGGTGACAAATTTTGCAGTCGTTGTGGACAAAAGGGAACAGTTGGATTAGTGATACCAGAAGCAGACATGCCTTTTACAGCGGCTGGAATAAAACCAGATATAATTATAAATCCTCATGCATTACCGTCAAGAATGACAATTGGTCAATTAGTAGAATCTTTGATGGGTAAAGCATGCTTAAATCTAGGAGGATATGGTGATTGTACCGCCTTTATAAATAAAGGTTCTACTCACGAGATTTTCGGTAAAGTATTAACGCAAAATGGATACAATTCAACTGGTAATGAATTATTATATAATGGTATGACTGGTGAACAATTACAAGCCGATATTTTTATGGGACCAACATATTATATGAGATTGAAGCATATGGTGAAGGATAAAATTAATTACAGAGCCAGAGGACCAATACAACAATTAACAAGACAAACTGTTGGAGGAAGAGCGAATGACGGTGGTCTAAGAATAGGAGAGATGGAACGCGATGGTGTAATTGCACATGGAGCCGCTGGATTTTTGCAAGAATCTATGATAAAAAGAGGAGATGAATATTACATGGCGGTATGTAATAATACAGGAACCCTTGCTATTTATAATAACAGTCAAAATCTATTTATTAGTCCTATGGTAGATGGTCCGCTTAAATTTAACGAAACCATAGATGGGGACCTAAATGTGGAAAACGTTACAAAATTCGGAAGAAACTTCAGTATTTTAAAGATTCCATATGCATTTAAACTATTAATTCAAGAACTACAGGCAATGAATATACAAATGCGAATAATTACCGAAGATAATGTAGATCAATTGACAAATATGGGGTACTCTAATAATATAGTAAAAATGACAAATAGTGAAAAAGATTTAAAATTGACAATAGTATCTGAAATAATTGATAGAACTGACCAAAAAAATAAAGTATTGGGAAAAACAGATATAATTGACAGTGTTGATGTATTAAACGATCCGATAGAATATCCAGTGGATAAAAAGGTTATAGAACCAGAAGCGTATGGATGGTCCTTTTATAGTTATGATGAAGACAGAGGGGAAGCTTATAATTCGATTATTCTCGATAAAGTGGGCAATCCTACCGAAATATGGTTTGTTGGTGATAATGATGGTGTATTACCCGACAGATATCCTAGTAAATGGAACATGAACAATTTGGTATATAATGATAATGTACCAATTGCCCCAAATATTATGATAGAAGAATTAAAGGATACGCAAGAACCTAACAACTGGACTATTAGTTTAGATAATATAAGACGTGTAAATAAAGGCAAACCAGCTATAACACCTCCATATGCACCAGGTTCTCCAGATTATGACCCAAATTCACCTCCATATGCACCAGGTTCTCCAGAGTATGACCCAAATTCACCTCCATATGCACCAGGTTCTCCAGCTTATGATCCAACTTCACCACCATATGCACCAGGTTCTCCAGCTTATGATCCAACTTCACCACCATATGCACCAGGTTCTCCAGCTTATGATCCAAATTCACCTCCATATGCACCAGGAACACCAACAGATTCACCTCCATATGTACCAGGAACACCAACAGATTCACCTCCATATGTACCAGGATCTCCTTCAATATCCCCTCCACAATTAACAGGAGGAGGAGGAAATACAATATTATACAATCCAGTAATTATGCTCCCAAATCAAAATGGAGGGATAAATGAATCATCACCTACAAATGAAATTGTCATAGATACAGAACAAGATAATGATGGAATAGAAAATATTGAAAATTTGATTAATAACCAGAAACCGAAACCGAAAAGAACCGATGGTATAGAATTACTAATAAATGATATATCCGAAATAGAAGGAAATAAAGAAGAAGGAAATAAAGAAGAAGGAGAAGAAAACAAAACAATTAAATTTAATTAACTATTATAAAATATAAAATTGAAATGAAATAAAAATATAAATTTCTATTATAAATAAGAATGTCGCAGTCAAGTGGAACTACAAACAAGCTATTTAAATCTAGACAAACATTATTGTCGTTATTGAAAGAGCAGGGATTCGATACAAAGGATTATGAAGAGTTTAGTGTTAATGAAGTACATACTATGAATAATAATAAGCAACTAGATATGTTAATTTCAAATGAAGAAGAATCAGTTAAACCTAAAAAGGTGTATGTAAAATATCATTTAGCAAAAACACTAAGAAGAGAAAATATTAATGATTATATTGATGATTTATTTCATTTAGAGCAAGTTTTGTCAAAAAATGACACTCTAGTCATTGTTATTAAACAAGAACCACACGAACCTCTTTTAAATATATTAAATCAGATTTGGGAAAGTGAAGGAATATTTATTATTATTTATAATTTGGAAAGACTCCTATTTAATATTTTAGAGCATACATATGTACCAAAGCATGTTATTATAGATGAAGCTGAAATTAAATTGATGAAACAGCGATATAATATTACAGATGATAGTGCGTTGCCAACCATTTCGCGATATGACCCAGTCGCACAGGCAATAGGGATGAGACCGAAAGACGTTTGTAAAATTGTTAGATCTAGTAAAACTGCAATTACCGCCGATTATTATAGAATATGTTCTCAGTAATAAATATACATGAATAAAATTACAAAAATTGGATCAGAAATAAAAGAAATAAATACGCATTTTTTATTGAATTTAGAAAATTATGATCATATCTATTATAATACATTAGATAAACCAAAAAATCAAATATATAGAACTGACTTGGCAAGAAAAACCGGAATATTTCAAACCATTGACAGTAATTCGCTTATTGTTAAAAATCAAATGGACACTCTTTTAGATAAAATGTCACAAGAAATGGATTCAATGAATGATAAGTTAAGAAAATTAAAAGGAGAGAATAAACTATTAAGAGATAAGTCAAAAGATTTACATAGAGTTGGATTAACTGCGGATGGATTATATGATGGAGAGTTAGATTGGTATAGAGAGCAAGTAAAAATTGTAATTGTAATGTTAATAGGAATTGTTGTTGGAACAGTCATGTTTAAGCAACTTAATTTAACTATAAAAGATTCAATAATCGCATTAGTAACAGTAATACTATTCGGTACGATTTTTACAAAAATAGCAAATTTCATTACAAGTAAATTAAATGGTTTTGGAAATAATATGATAGGGAAACAATAAAACCTTTATTCAATAAACATTTTTCTATTAATAATCTATAGTAAAATGTTTAATAATAGTGGAACTAATTTATTGGATTTTAATTTAGATCAAGGAAAAGACTTATTGAATTATAATGAATCTATTGATGATATTGTAAAACCGGCTCTTAAGTTAATATCCGAAGGAACTTTAATCGAATCTATGTCTAATCATAATTTATCTGGCAAGGATAAAAAATCAATCAATGGATTGGAAAATATTGAGAATTCTTTTAACAGAACATTAGCTGATTATAGCAATACATATAAACAGTTTAGTGAAGATTTATTAAATAGAAATCAATCAAAAAAACCAATAGTCGACTATTTAGGTAAAACTGTAGATGCGAATGGTTCAATTATATATGTTAATAATTTTGGATATTATCATTGGTATTCACGTGATAGTTGGAATGATGGAAATATAAATTCTTCATGCTCTACTGACACTAAGTCTTATTCTAAAGAATTACCAGGAGAGTTTACAGCAGGTGCAAATATGAATAAAGGACAGCCTTGTGGTATGGCAGGAAAAGTTATAAAAAATACTGATACTGATGAGCAAGCGTGGGTAGATATTAAAGGTTATAAACATATTTTTCCCGAAGGAACAAAAATGTCTACTAGTTGTGCAGAAGTCAATATAATCAAAATATCATCATCCGACCATAATTTAATACCATCTGGAAATTCAATGTCTTCTACTGAAGAATGTTTAGCTCTAGATGTTAATCCAAGTTTATGGAAAAAATTACAGGATTTGAATCAACAATTGAAATCACAAGGTATGCAATTAAGTAATGAATTAGGTAAATTAAAATTAGACAATAGTACAGCAAATGATGAAATACAACAACAAAGACAAAAATTACAAAACCATATACTTAAAATCGATGATGATAAAAATAAACTTTTATATAATAAACGGATGTTAGTGCAAATGTCAGGAGAAGAAGAAGACGCGTCACTAAGAAT